ATCGAATCTTTCTACCTTCAGGACCAGCTTCAGTTTTTGTGCCTGGACTTAATACTGCAGACTGCGCGGCCTCTTCTATCTGTTTCCAGTAGCGCACAGTCTTTGCTCTTTTTTCTCGCCACGCGTTTTTGATTTGGTCAGCTTGTGCGTCGGTTACTTTTACTCCGTAACCTTTTGCCATAACTTGGAACGCACCTTTGCCACCTTGATAACCAAGAGCAAGGACTGCTACTTTTCCAATTTGTCTTTGGTCCTTTGTTATTTGGTCATAGGGCTTTGAATAAATGTTTGCCGCTTCAAACTTGTAGATGTCCTCACCTGTGCGAAAGACATCTAGAACTTGCTCTTCGCCAGCAAGCCACGCCAATACACGTGCTTCAATGGCTGAGAAATCTACTGTCGCAAACTGTTTACCTTCAGATGGGATAAGAAATCCACGGATACAATCAGAAATTAAGTTCATAGTGGATTCAAATGTAAGCTCAAACAAATCTCTAACTGAAGTGGCGTCTTGCTTAAGTTGGTCAAACGCCCAATCAATGTTTTCTTGAGAAAGAGTGGGGCGGGGAAGGTTATGGAGTTGAACACCGCGACCAGCCCATCTTCCTGTACTTGCACCATGATATTGAAACATGCCTCTAATTCTTCCATCAACTCCAGCTCGACTGATCATGGACTGAATCTTTGCGGTTGATGATTTCGCTGCATCTTTTCTAAGAGCGAGCGCTTGCCTGACATTCTGAGGAAGGTCTTTGATCGCAAGAAGCTCAGTCACATCTGACTTTGCAACGCCTTCAATCTCAACACCTTGCTCTCTGATCCATTCGGTTAGCTGGGAGGTGGCAGTACACGTACTAACAAGGCCATCTGTTACTTTTGTCATTTCTAGATTTAGGCGCTGTTGTTCCATGCCAACAATTGCAAGCGCCTTAGCAGCAGAGAAAAGGTCTACTTCAACGCCTCGGTCATTTATTTTTTGATCAAGTAACCAAATGCTTCTTTCGCGCGGGGTTAAATCAAAGAGTCTTTTCTCAAGCTCACGCTCGGTCTCAACGTCTTGCTTACAATAGGCGTACACTCGCTCAAGCTTCTCTTCACTGTCCCACCACACTGGCGCACCTGTGGGATCAATGTCTCTTGGCTGTGAAATCTGAAGCATCACCCTTCTACCAGCCATGTCCTTTTGAGACTCAAGGCCTACCGCTGCCGCAGCTTTTTCTAAAGATCCAGGCAGCGCCATTGCGTAAGACATGGCCATGGTGCATTTCATTTGATCAACAGTGAGTCTTGGCCATCCGTATTTGGGAGCACACACGTTGTTCCATATGTATCTTTCAAAAGCTGCGTTGTGCGCAACGATCGTTCCGCCAAGCGCTACATGAACCTGAATGGATTCCGGGAGTAACTCGTTACGCTTAAGTAATTCAACAGGGCCATCGCCAAACGCGTAGGCCATACAAATAATGTCCGTAGAGGGGTGAGACGAGTAGACATCAATCCCGGTGGATTTAAGATCAACAACTGATCTCGTCTCAAAATCTATGTGAAGTGTATTCAAGACGCCCCTCGTTGGACAAAATGTTCTAGAACAAAGAGTCAGTTGTTTCGTTTTCGTCTGAGTCTACTACCGGGCTAAACATTTCCTCAGGGCGAGGAGCTCCGCTCAAAGGCTCACCTTCAGAAACCTTTTGAATTCCTTCTAGAGAAATGCTGACACCGTTGTTCACTGTGTGGCCGTAGCAATACACATTGACCATGGCCCTGGCCCAGCAACCTGAGTAAAACAAAGACTCGTCCACGATAGGAAGGTTTCGCTGATCCACGACCACGGGCTTTTTCTTTGAGTTCTTAAGATTAATGTAGATGGCACCTGCTTCGTGGCCAGAGAGAAGAACGTCTGTTCCTTTCACAAAGCACTCACCTTGATCCTTGAACGGAAGGCGAAGCTTGGGCCATTTCTTTTTGTCCGGTCCGAACTTAGAAATAATTGCGGCTTCAACTGCATCCTTAAGCTGCTTTAGATCTGCATCCTTCTGAAACAAGGCCTTCACCGAATACTCTTCCTTATTAGAAAGAGTGTTGAGCCTCGGCTTAAACACGTTTGGATAACTCACTCGAAACTTAGGGGTTGTAATGTAAGACACGTTTTCTCCTTTTTGTTGTTTTTGGTTGGCAAAAGCCAACTAACTTTCAATTACTTCAAACTCTATTTTTGGTGGGGCAGGTATCGACTCTCGCTTATCACTCTCAGGCACAAGGACCGTGCCGCTTGACTCACTCATCACCAGATCAAGTAGTAAGTGCTTTTCGTTTTTGGCTAAGAGTTTTTCCACTTGAGCCGGGCTTTTAAGTTTTCTCTCCCAGTAGCTTTCTTGATCTGGCAGCAAACACTCAAGCGCTTCAGCGGTTCTGTCATCGTCTTGTTTCCATCTGCGTGTTGCTCGCTTTTGGACAAGCTTCCAACCAGGAGGTGTTCTTCCATTCCGAGCTTCTTCATAGGCAAACTCTCGAACGTTTTTTATCCATCCATCTAGTACATCAAGCCACTCAAGAGTCTTTGCGAGTTTGCTTGCATCATAAGAGATAGGCTTAAATTCTGTTTGAACTATGGCGAGAGCTTTAGCTTCAAGTTCCGGACAAACACCTGCTGCAGGACAAAACCTACAGTGATCGCCTGAGACTAGTGGTGCATCTTCGTTCTCTGTGGCAAGTGCAAACCAAAACAGATCGTCTGAAAAGCGAGCAAGTCTGTTATAATCCGTTTCCCAAATTCTTATTGGACCGTCGTCGCTGTGGCAGCGCGGTTGAACTATGACGAGATCTACGTTTGTTACTTTTTTCTTTAGGGTAAGCAAAGCCCCAAGGCCGTAGTAGAGTAGCTGCGTATTTTCTTTAGGGTAAACAGCAATGCCAGCACCGTGCTTGTAGTCGACCACCACAAGTTTTTCTTCTTTGGGAAGATACACCCAGGCATCAGCTGTTCCAAAAAGACCGGGGTAGATTTCACTTAGATTAAACCTCGTCTCAATTCCGTGGCAGCCGCCTTCTCTTTCTGATTGCTCGATAAGATCTTTTACGTAATCAACGTAAACTAAGACGGAATCAAATTCCTCTGGATCCAAAGCCTGATCCACTTCTTGCCGAGTGAGAAGTCTGGAAGCCACATCGTGGTACTTTGTACCAGCGCTTGCATAGGTTGATTCTTTTCTTGGGATGTCTTTTGATAAACGAACGGAGCCTGGGCACGCACTCCACCTATACATGGAGCTTGCGCCAATGTCTGAATGCGCTTTAGTTGTCATGGTGAGATTCTAGTTTGCTAGTTCGTTTTCAAGATCAACTAGAACTTTTGGAAGATCTGAAGGATTAATCACCGTCAAACGATTCACTCCGTAGCGCATAAGAATGCTTCGCGCTTGAGTCTGAGAACCATTGTGTTTGGCGATAATTTTTTTCATGAGCTCAAGAGCATGAGCCTTCATTTCTTCAACAGACTTGGCGGGCGCCTCAGGTTCAAAAAGGTCCGCTTCTTCTTCAATAGGAGCGGCCTCAGCAATTTCTTCTTTTACTTGAAGGGGAGCTGCCTCTTCATTTTTTACTTTAGGTGGGCGACCACGTTTTCTTGCAGTTTCCACTTGGGAATTAGTGCTTGGAAACGGCAGCACGTTGGTTTTTGGTTTTTCAATGGGGAATTCAAGTTGAGCGGCGTTAAAGCCATACTCGCCTGCTATCTCAAGAAGCTTTGCTTTAAACTCTTTTACTGATGATCCCGTGATCGTGACTGAGAAACTCATACCCACCCCTTAATTTAGTCGTGTGTTTGGATTATCGAATCACTATCTGGTAAGTCAATCGGTTCATCATCAAAGATCATTGTTAATTCTTTTGTTTTTCTCTTAAGTGCTGCAGCAATTCTCTCGTCAATTGTTCCTGCGATTGCGCAGAACCTTGCGAAAACAGGCCTGGTTTGCCCGATCCTGTGGCAGCGCATGACTGCCTGCGCATTGTTGCCAGGCACCCAGTCCTGTTCTGCAAATAAAACTTGATTCGATGCAGTGAGAGTAACCGCAGTACCGGCGGATTGAATGTTGGCGATAAAAACGCGGGTGCCTTTTTGTTTTTGAAACTTATCGAGATTACGTTGTTTGGTTTCAGGAGAAGTACCGCCGTACAGAGTGACGGCTCCAAACTTTGCAAGCCTAACTCGTAAGCCTTCAATAACGTCTCTGTGAATCGCAAAGATTACGATCTTGTCATAGGCGTTAGACGAGAGCTCCTCTGCCACAAGATCAGCAACAGGCTGCACCTTTTGAACGCCTGTGTAGCGTCTGAGTGTAGAAACAGAAGGGGCTATTGCTTGAAAGGTGTTAAAGCCAACGGCAGTGTCAACCGAGGCTTTGGTTGCTATGTCTCGAAGTAGGCTTTGCTCAGATGCAAGGATCCTTTGTAGCTCAATCCTTGTGTCTGCAGACATTGCGTATTTCACAAAGGAGCTCTCCACATCTATGTCCACGACACCTGGCTCCACTACTAAATCTTGAAAATGGATAGGTGGCAGTTCTTTCATTACTTCTTCCTTTCTTCGCCTAAGCAAATGCGGTGCCAAAATTGACTTAAGTTTGTTTATGGATGAGCGTTTGGCTCCGACGATTTGAAGTCCGTAATTGGATTCAAACACGTCACAAAACTCTTCCACGAAATTAAAGTACGGTGATTTAATGGCTCCGAACGTGAATAACAGGGGCCATAGTTCGCCTGGGTGGTTAGGAGCAGGTGTCCCCGTCAAAGCCCATGTGGCTCTGGCTTTCCGGACAAGGCCTGTTTTGCCAAGAATCGCCTTTGTCCGTTTGGCGTCTTTGTTTTTTAGGTAGTGAGCTTCGTCCAATATCATCAAATCAAACTCTTTGGAGTCCTCAACTGATGAAGCTAGATCATAGGAACAAATGACAGATGTCAGGGGCCACTTCTTAAGACGTTTGTTTATGATTGTAAATTCTCGAGGGATCTTAGAGAAGCGTTCAAATTCACGCTGCCAGTTCACCCGTGCAATGGCCGGACAAATGACAAGAATGCGGAGGGCTTTGATAAGATCGGCGGCTGTGATTGCTTGAGCTGATTTGCCAAGGCCCATTTCATCAGCTAACAGTGCGCACTTACGCCCTGCCAGCCACTTGGCACCTTCGACTTGGTAGGGGAATAGCTGAAATTCAGTCATAAAATGTGGCGTATTGGGTTTCCAATCGTAGGCTAATCTCAGGAGGGAGACTCTGGTCCGCGTAACCAGACGCCGCCACAATCATTACTTCTTAGGCTTTGGTTTTTTTCCGGCTTTTTTCATAATCAAATCTCCTTTCGATTATCTAATAATACAAAGGAGTTTGCGTTGCGCAAGGTCGATTAGAGCATTCCCTCGAGGCCGGTGTGGTAGCTTTTGTGGGTTGGGTCGGCCATCTGTAGACCGGGGCCGGACTTTGTGATCGCACTACAGATTTCAATGCCACTGTCGTTGAGGTCAAAAATCACGGGGTCTTTCTGGTTTTTAGCGACAAAATCCGCTTCTATTTCCTGGAGCCGCTTGATCAAATCCTTTAGGTACATACTTTCCTCGTCCGCGATACGGGGGCGGAATTGCCCACCTGGAGCGGATTTTAGCATTATACCATGCGGCTAGCGTTGGCGTTGGAGTGCACAATTTTTTTTAAGTCCAGACTCGGTTCCGGACCGCCACTGCGACGAGAGTCAGAAACAACTTACCACAAATGTGGTATTCCAAAATCAAGGCTTACCACATCTGTGGTAAAAGGCTTTCACCAAGGCTCTGGCTCTTGCCAACTTTACCCAAGCTACACTTTCCGTCACTTGGTCCACGGTTACTTGCCAGAACTAACCGTCGTAGTTTTCCTTGTCTTTGTATTTTAGGTCAAAGTTTTCTTTTTCAAGTTCAGTTATGCGATTGTCCCAGTAATTGTTGTCATCAAAGTTGTGGCCACTATTGTTTCGCATTTCTCTAAGAATTGAATTGTGAAGTTGGGTGTTGAATTGCCTTTCGTATTTGCGACCTAAAATGAACCCCTGCACAAATGCATTCTCTGGGCTCATTTGATCTGCATTTGACCTTTTGGCTAATGCTCTAAGTTTTTCGTTGTGGAAGTCGCTCACGCTTTGCTCCTTTGCAAAATTACCTCAAAGACCTGCACCTCACTCAACGTCAGCCATCGAGTGTCGTTACCGAAGTGGCTGAAACACCAGATGCAGGTCTTTCAAGTTACAATTCTCCGATGTAAACGAAACGTCCTTTTGTTACCTGGCAAACTTTGTTTAGCTTAAGCTTTTCATAACCGCTGGAAGGTTTCATCTTATCATTCCAATAAGTGCTTTCGCCGTCCCAGAGAACTATCCAAGAATTGTTCGAGCCCTCAAATTCATAGATTAAGACCTTCATTTTTCCTCAAAAGCCTTGAGGGCTTCATCAATAATTTGTTCTGCCTCAATATCGCTATCCAATTTTATTACCTTTAGCAAAGCAATCAACCTCTTTACTTTTGGATGTTCTGCTATGTGCTCGCCTCTGGTAGACCAGCCTGCTTTATAAACGTTATACATACAGTCATGAATCTTGCTGTGTGGACAATCCCCTGTAAAACATCCGTTGTAGCTAGACTCGTTTAAGAACTGCTTGTCTCTCAACTCGTCGTCGGTCATTTTATTCCTCCCAGCGCCCTGATCTCAATGAGGGCCTGACCAAGCGTATTTGCGGCTGCAATTTTAGACTCTGCCATCTCACCATTGATTAGGAATAGGCGGACCGCATACATTTCGCTTGTGGCAAGATCCAGCGCCTCAAGTAACTTCTCGGCGTTGTTCCTCAGCTCGCAGATGAGTTCGGCGTCGGCCTGGGCTGAATCTAATGGACTTTCAAACGTAGCAATCCATCCGTAGTTAGACCAAATATGTCGGGCACGTTCGGTGTTACTAAATTCTCTGCACCGATTGTCCCAGTCTCCCGGCGTCGCCTTTTCCAGCAGCTCTCGCAGCCTAGCGAAGGGTTTAGGCTGGGTCATGGTTCACCTCTTCACTCAAAACAAAGACTTTGCCTCGTAGATGCTTTACTTTAAGTCTAACGGTGTAGTCACCGTTTGGTCCTCTCTGATCAAGGGCGTAATGTGTGCGACAGAACAAAAGAAGAATACGTTCCCAAATGGTTGGTTGTTTAAAATCACTCACACCCCACCGTCCTTGAGCGCGGCTTTGTCGTATTGATCAAGCGCTTTGTCGCAAACATCAAACAACAAGCAATAGCCCTGATAATCTAGCCTGTTTTCGTTTCGCATTGTTTCTATGACAAGCAAAACGTGTTCTAAGCTAGACCGCATCCGTTCCACCACATCCCTCGGCAGCGTGATCGTGTTGGGGAGGACTTCGACGACGTCGATATAACCGCCGATCTCTTCTTCACGATAATCATCGCCAGAATATATGTATCCAGAGCCATCGGCTTGCGGTCTGAATGTCCACTTTCTCGGCGTGATCGTTTCTTTTTCGGGGGTCATGGTTTACCCTCAATCTCCGCCAATGCGGCTTGGTATTCGTTCATCGTAGATTCATAACCACAGTCGCACGGGGATTCGCAGTATTCTCCGTGTCCACGGCAATGAACAAACTCTACCAGTGCTTTCACCACGCTAGATTGAAGTGCGGCGTCGTGGCCAGTTTTAGCCGCTCTGTAAACCCAAGGATTGGAAATGTTTTCGGTTATTTCGACCAATATCTCGGCGGCCTTCGCATCGCGCTCTTCTTTGTAGCTCAATCAAACTCTCCTATGTAGACAAATTCTTTATTGTCCTCAATTTTGCACGGCAAAGCCCATTCAGGATAAAAGCTAGGCGCCTCGTTTATAAATTCAAGGACCTGGCCGCCAAAGGATTGATGAGATATAATAAGTTGATCAGTTATTACGTTCATCCAAAGCTTTGGTTTTTCAAACGGAAAATAATTTAAGCCCTGTCCGATTGACATAAACATTAGTCAAACTCTCCTATGTAAACGTAATCCGGGTGCAAATGAAACATCACAAGGGACAATTCTTTGCGAGACCATCGATGACTATGAACAACATAGATTTGATTGGCTTTGACGTCATACCAAACGCTCATTTCTTCTTTCCCTTAGCAACACCAGCCCGCTCAAGCAGAGGAGTCTTTGGCTTGTTCACCATTTCAACTTTGATGATGTCTGGCATCTTAATGGTTGTGGGCTGTTCTGATTTAAGTTTGTCAGTCACCCTGTCTTCAAGTGTAGACAAACGCTGGTTCATACTATGGACAGTGTTCACCATTGAAGGTTGTGTCGCCTCAAGCGCGTTGATTCTATCAACCAGCACGTCCTTGTCCTGTCCGTTGTTTATATCAATCGCAATGGCTGCAACGATGCACGCAGCTCCAACCATGAAAACTATAATTGCTGTCATTTTCTTCCCCCTCATTTTGGTTCCTGCTCTGTTTTATCTAGGTGTTTTTCGGCAGACACGTAGGCCATGCAATAAAAGAGTCCAAAGGCCATATTTAAGGCACGTCCCACAATTAGGTATGCAGTTTTGTCATCCCAACATTTTGCATGAGTTTTCATTACTAGCATCAAGTCGTCGTACAACGCATCTACAGCTAGCTTCGCCTCTTCTTTGGTTGGAATGGGGCGCTTTTCTGCGCTCACTTCACACCTTCCTTTTTCAACTTCGCTTCCATCCACTTTGCTCCAATAATCATCCAGTCGCGTGTCGTGAGAGAGTCTCTATCCTCGTCAAGCTGGCGTAGGACTGCGATGTGCGCCTCTCTTAACTCTTCATACCAGGGCTCTGATCTGTGTGGGTCTGGGAGTATTTTGACTGTGTCTGCGGTGTTCATTCTTCGTTGCCCTTTCCGAGTCTAACCGCATCGTGTGTGTCAATCACCCCGACCTTCAGTTTAACTGCCGCCAACATAAACATCTCTGCGTACTGCGCGTTAAGTTCCGCTTTTGCCGAGGTAGGCCCCGGATCTTGTCCGTTCAAGGATTTTAAGTACGCGGCTCGGTCTAAGTTATTGGCTTTCAGCACAAACCGGTCGTGTTCCGTTCGCAATTTTCTAATTAGAAGTTTTATTCTAGTTCGCTCAAGCTTTGTCATCTAAGCACCAACCAAGCCCCTGTCATTAGCGCTAGCGCAACTGGTACGGCAGGCTTTCCTGCAACAAGCCTTGTTGAGTGTTTATGTAGGTCGTTCACGACACCTCCATTTTATAGAGCTTTGAATTGGGAACGATTGGGTCTTTGATTCTGTAAGGGTTGTCTTCAATAACTTGGATGCGACAGTGCCGGGGGTAGAGCGCTATGACTTTTGCAACGATCACAGTTGAGCTTTTATAGCGGTTACCAAATCTCACCCACTTAACCAGATCACCCAATTGAAGGCTTTCATACTTTTTCATTGAGCATCCTCCACGCCACAAAAATGAGGATGACAATGGATAGTCCTATTGCCGTGTGACCGATGATTTCCATATCCGCTCCCCATATTTTGCCAAGAGTGCTGCCTCTGCTCGCCCGTGATGTTTCTTTAGCGAGAAGTGATCTTCCCATCCCACAAAGGTGCCTATCGCCATACGCCTTGCTTGCTCTTTATCGCGCGTTAGCCCCATGTTTGATTTCCATGTAGATGGCTTTGGAAGAAGGGTGGGGATGTCTAAAGTAATAAGCGCTCCATAAAGCACACCTTGGCCATAGCCAAAGTTAAACATGCTCACTACGCCTTGATTAGGCGCTGCCGCTACATCCTCTACTAATGCTCCAACTGCGTGATCTGCTAAAAACTTTAGAGCTTGAGCTATCCCATGTGCATTGAGCTCAACCTTACGAGACTTAAGCTCTCCTCGTTTTAGCTCTTGTGGCTCATGAATTGGCATATCAACGCAGTAAACAAGCTCACTTGTCCTTAAATCATAGGCCGCAATTGCACCATATAAACCAGGATCAATTCCTATCACCCAGTTCTTGTTTACACGTGTAGGCTCAGTTTTAAGAGGTCTCACCCAGGCTCTCATTTGTTTTGAGCCTTTCTTGCCAGATCCTTTTTTAGCTTCTCTTCTTTCTCGCGCTGAATTCTTGCATTGACCCTGTTCTGAAGCTCTTTTAACCGCTTAATCTCTTTAGTGTTTAGAAATGGCCTTACTGTTCCATCAGGGGATCTGATCGCAAGAACTCGCCTTGTTTCACGAAGCGTGGGTCTTGGATCAAAGTCCTCTTCAGTCAGAAACACCCCAATCATGCGTGCCACTTTTACGATCTTATCCCAAGCGGCAGTTGGAATAAGCCCGCCCGTGCCACCATTCTCTTTTGTGTAGGTCCATCTATAGATAGAACTTGGATTAAGCTCATAACCCACAAGCTTAAGTGCTCGCATGAGTGCCCTTGCGCCACCAAACTTCTCAATAACCCGATCTGCTTGGCTTACGGCTAAGCGCTCGCGCTCAAGCACTTGAACAGGGTTAGTTCCTTTTCTTGGAACGAGGGGTTTTTTCTTAACAATCACGCCAATCCCTATTTGTTTAG